TTTTTGTAATATTTTATAAATATAAAAAAAATGAAAAGTGAAGAAAACTACAAACCGTTACCTGACTACCTTTCTATTGGCCCCTCGTCAATACATGGGGCTGGTATTTTTGCAAACGAAGACATCCCTGCAGGAGTCGTTATTGGGATTAGCCATATTTATGATCCTGAATTTAAAGATAATTATATACGTACACCACTTGGTGGTTTTATTAATCATTCAAAGAGTCCTAATTGTGAGTTAGTAGATAAGGATGATGATTATCATTATAAGACTATAAGAACTATAAAGAAAATTCAAACAGGAGAAGAGATTACACTTAAATATTCCTTATATGATATTTGTGATTATCTTGATTGTTAATTACTAAATTCT